ACACAGTCTAATAGCACTTCTTACGGTACAAACTCCTACTCAGTGCCTTCTAGGGGTTCTAACTACACCACAGGAACACCAGCACAAACAAGCGTTGCTGCGTTTCAGTCTGGCGGATCAGAAGCCTTTGCTACTAACTTGAGGACTTGGTCTAGCACCAATCCTGGCGCTGGTCTTACAACAGCCACTAGAATTGACTTTGTAGACGGTGGTCAGTTCAATAACGCTAAGAACCAATCCTTAGTTGTAAGAGCCATTCGTAAAGTAGCCGTATGAGGTTGTCATGTCGCCGGAACAAAAGTCTGATGTCATCACGGAAGCTGTAAAAGCAGCGCCTCCCATAGCCATAACAACGGCTGTTACTGTGGGTGGATTAACACTCAATGAATGGGTTGCACTTGCCACGTTGTTATATATTGTGCTTCAATCCGGTTGGCTTGTCTGGAAGTGGTATCACGCGATAAAAGACAAGAAGAATGAAAACTCTTCCGCAGATAGTTAAAGTAGTTTGGGAAGATGCAGCGCATGACACTTTGGGATGGGGTGAGAGCCTCGAAAAAGCCGCCGAGTTTCAGGTTCCGCTTGTAACCTCAATTGGCTTTTTAGTTGCAGATAATGAGCGTGGCCTGAAGATTTGTCAGTCCGTTACGGATGACGCAATAGCTCAATCGCTAGTGATCCCGCGAAAGATGATCCAAAGCGTCGAGCACTGGGGGCTTCATCATGGTTCACAACGCAAAATGCAGCGACGATGAGTTCATCGCGCTATTCCGAGAGCTAAAAAGTCCTGCTGGGGTTGCTAGGGCTCTTAACACTTCACAACGCAGCGTCTATCTAAGGCGCAGGTCTATCGAGTCACGTTACGGTTTATTCCTAGACTCGGAACACTCTCTTACTATTCCTCAAAACGCTAAACGATCTATCTTAACCGTAGATGGTTACGTCGTTGTTTTCTCTGACGCTCACTTTATGCCTGGCGAACCATCCGTAGGGTTTAACGCGCTTCTTAAAGTCATCAAGATGCTCAAGCCTAAGGCGATTATTGCTAACGGCGACATCCTAGATGGAGGGTCGATTAGCCGATTTGGTCCTATGGATTGGAGTCCTGTTGCGAGTCTCAGGGATGAACTCGAAGCGGTCCAGTGGCACATGGATAAGATCGTCAAGGCTTGTAAGGGTTTAGGAACATTCCTACATAGAACAACAGGAAACCACGATATACGCTTCGATAGGCGTTTGGCAGGGCAGGTTCCTGAGTTCAAGGGTATCGGTGGAACATGTCTTAAAGATCATATCCCAGAATGGACGGTATCCTGGTCGGTGATGGTCAACGAGGCCTGCATGGTTAAACATCGACTTCAACACGGAGGCATCCACTCCGGTTACAACAACGTGCTTAAGGCTGGCATCTCTACCGTCTCAGGGCATACCCACCTTTTAGAAGTCAAAGGTTGGGGTGACTACACCGGTCGTCGATATGGTGTGTCTACGGGTATGCTTGCAGATCCTGATGGCGATCAGTTTGCTTACATGGAAGATAATCCCGTTCCTTGGTGTCAGGGCTTTGCGGTCTTAAAGTTCCAAAATGGCAGGTTGCTTCCACCGGAGTTGTGTGAGGTCATAGAAGGAACGGCTTATTTCAGGGGTGAAGCAATTGGCTAGCTTTGAGTCGGCGTTCGATAAGATGATGGAGGACGAGGGCGGTTACGTTCTCCATGAGGTTCCTGGTGATCGGGGTGGCATGACCTACGCAGGTATTGCTCGCAAGATGAATCCTAACTGGGAGGGTTGGCAGTACATTGACTACACAGAAACCCCTCCTACTCAAATGGTCCGAGACTTCTACAAAACAAACTTCTGGAACAAGATAAGAGGCGATGAAATTGAGTCAGACGTAATCGCTTCTTCTATCTTTAACTTTGCAGTCAACACAGGCGTTTCTGTCGCTTCTAAACTAGCCCAGATATGCGTTAAAACCGCTCCAGACGGTTCTATTGGACCCAAGACCGTACAAGCACTCAACCAAGCCAATCCTGAGCTATTTGTGGCCTACTATGCGCTTGCAAAGATCGCTCGTTATCGTGACATCGTGACCAGAGATAGAAGCCAGATGAAGTTTTTACTTGGTTGGCTAAACCGGACGTTGAAATTATGAACTTCTTAGGCATAGGGTCGGTGATCGAGTCTGTTGGTAAGGTCGCATCGGACCTGATAACAACCGATAAAGAACGGATGCAGCTTGAGTTAGAAGCCAAACGCATCGACCAGGCTATCGATCTCGGTCAGATGGAAGTTAATAAGGTTGAGGCTGCGAATCAAAATCTCTTTGTGGCTGGCTGGAGACCTGCAATAGGTTGGGTTGGCGCTGGTGCGATGTTTTACCAGTTCCTGCTTTACCCTTTACTTGTTTGGGCGTGGACCTGGTTGCAGGCTGAGGGTTATGTTCCTCGTGAGGTATCGCCTCCTCCCATGCTCGATACAGACGCGCTATGGGTTATTTTGAGCGGGATGCTGGGGATTGCTGGCATGAGAAGTTTCGAGAAAAGTCGCGGTGTTGCGCGGTAACTTCGTCCCTGACCATTTGCCCTATCTTGTCTCCGTGAACCTTATCTATCTTCTCGATAATTGGGAGTCTTTTAGTCTTAGGAAGTTTTAGGATCATCTTCGCCCAATCCTGAACGACAAACGGCAGCGCTTTCTCATACGCTGCCGCGATCTCCTCTACGTCCGAAGATTTAACTTGCTTGATAAGGTTGATCCACGATGCCACGGATCGACCATTCCTTAAACGCTTTATGCTTTGCCATCGTCTCTTGACACTCGGTGCTTGGAGGAATCCACCCGTATTCCCTCCATATTTCTTCGACGGGCCTGAACCGTTCTTTCCTGGTCTGATTCTCGATTAACTCTTTCCAGTTGCTCATAGTAGTTCCTTCGGCCACGCATGAGTAGCAGCCGCGTAAGGAGTGCCTGGCCGTGGTGCATGGTAGAACCTCCGCTTTTCAAAGTCCTTCTCTTTCCAAAACGCACTGGGATTCTCACTCTCGATGGTCCTGATCGCTTTATCAAGAGCAGGAGAATCGTCGGTTATGAGCTTGGGTCTAACAATATAAGCCTGCCTCAACAGGCTTTGGTGTTTGCTTAGGTGCATGTTTGTCTCCTCAGAACGGTACGGAATCGTCATCGTCTTGTTTTGCGGGTTTTGACTCTCCATCCTTCTGTTGGAACTTTAGACCCAGATACTTACCATCAGAGCCATCGTTAACCCAACCTGAGACCCAGTAGTCAATCCCTCCTATAGTCGCTGACCCTCTGTAATCAGGGTGAGCGTCTTTTTCTTTTTTCTTGTTCTTGCTAATACTTCCGGTTAGTTCTTTTGGCATAGCGATTTCTCCATTTCGTTCACCTCGGCTAGAAAGTTCGTGAGTTGAAGCTCAATGATCTTGAACTCCTCTGGCTTTGGTTCGTATCTAACAATGAATAACTGCAAGTGATCGGGAAGCCTTGGGTCGAAACTTACAAAGTCGCACCATGTTTTACCTGTCACGAGCATTTGAGTGAGCATTTGAGACTTGTACTTGGTGGGAACCTCCTTTGCTAATAAATAATCAACGTGAGTGTTTGAGTTAGGACACTTGATCTCGATCAGACCTGAGCCTACAAACCCATCAGGAGATGCTCCAAGCCATTCTATGCTCTTATGCTTATGAAAACCTGTCTGCTCCACAATCGAGCCTGTAGCCTGCTCATAAGCGACCCTAGCGATAGGTTCTTGCTCTGTACCCCACTGCATAGCCGCGTTCGTAAAAGAATCGGTCTGTAAGCCCGTTAAACGCTCTGTGACGAGCTGGATTGCGTAGTTCCTACGCGTAGCCGTACCTTGCTTTGCAATCGCGTCTGAAGCCCTAGAAGCCGTTACATGGCCTAGTCTTGCTTTGTACCAATCTTCAGTTCTTTGTTCCATTTTGCACCTTTAGAAATCCTCGTTCGATCATTGCCTGCATCGTGTTGATATACGCTTGGTTCCAGAAGTCTCGACGTTCTTCACGAGACATATCCTTCCCCTGGTCTAAGTATGTGTGACAACGAAAGCACAGGGATGCTACTAAAGCATCAGATACCTTAATGCCCATGCCTTTTCCTTGGTTCCTGTGTGCGGCGACAACCGTTCCATCTTCGCAAAAACACGATCCGCAAGGGATGTGCCTGCAAGCCTCAAGCAACTTTTTGTTTATGTACATTGATCTTCCTTAAATCTAGTTCAGCGTCTTTCATCTCATCAGTCCAAATCAAGCCTTTTTCCAACGCGTACTGGAGGAGCTGTTCCACAAGATCAGAGAACTCAGAGACCGTGAGAGAAGCGGTAGAAGGCTCAATCTCCTTCACTTGGCCGCCAGGTAGGTCTACGATCCTTGTGGGCAAGAATCGAGTTTTCGCCCATTCGTGCCAGATGTCCTGTGTGTATTCCTGGTTCATAAGTTGTTCAGAACACGCAGTAAGGATCGCCCAATAAAACCGATTCTGAGCCGCTGTACGAGGAGGTTTGGTAATAGTTACCATGTAACCCAATTCAGCGCCTTGTAGAGCCTCTACAGCCTTCCTACGGTCATTCTCAGTCGTTAAAATCAGTCGCATTGAGCCTCCACCAGTTGTAATTTGCTCTAAAAGCTCGTCTTGCCATGTCTGGGAACTTATCGTGGTAATCCGAGAACATAGCTTCCAAGAGTCTCCTTCTAAACACCGGACCGTTTACATCCAGCCACATAAGCCAAGAATCAACGTCAGCTTCCTTGCCGTTCCCGATTAAAAACCTCATGGCGGTTATCGACTCGGTGCTTGGCTTTTTGTTGTACGGAGCGCGACACGCATCTTCTACTGCCAGGTTTATGACCGACCACAAGAGTTTTTTGCAGCGGTCAGTCTGGATGTCGTCGATCAAGCCTTCTTCAAAGCGGTCTAGGTTCATTTGACTTCCGTAAGTGATTTCTTCTTGGCTTCGTAAACAGCGACGAGTTCTTTTATTTCTGGCTTGTCTTTCATAGCTTTATAAGCCGGAGAGAACTCTGCTTTTAACGCGTCTAGCGACTCTGCTGCTTCGAGTTTTGACTTGTAGGCCTCAAGCTCATCGACCTTTTCATCGGAAGGCAGATCTTCTCCAGCGTAGATATAAAGACCGATGCCGTGTAAAGCTATTGCCTTTGCTAAGCACCTTTGCATAGCCGTATTGACTGCAAAAGCATCAGGATTAGAGATCGCCTTGTTTCTGTGGTCCATAACCGGAAGTTGGGCAGTGCGAGAAACTCCAAATGCTTTGACCTCGCAGAACACCATGACTGTTTCGCCCCACATTTGGTGAGGCTTGTACTCCCACGTAGCACTCGGATCGTTGAGCAAAAGTTGTTCTACAGCCCATGCCCATGATAGATACGACAGGTTGTTTTTCTTCTCGATCTTGCTGTTGACGTTGATTTTGTTGAGTTCAGCGAATTTCATGTTTTCTACCTTACGAACAGGAACAGGAGTACCCCGTAAAAGATTCCCAATATGCTGCATAAGATCCAATCACTCCTCGTCGGTTTCCACTTCTCCAAGTTCGTACTCCTGTTGTTCCAGCTGTTGTTGGTGCTCATACTCTCTCTCCCTGTCGTATTCCCAAAGTTGTCTGTCTAGCCACCAGTCATAGTTCATTGTTTTCATCCCTAACGTAGATCACACAGAACTCCATGTGGTTATCGTGGTCGAACACTACTGCCATGTTTTTAGGCAGGTTGTAGTTGTCGTAGAAGTGTTCCTTGATGAGTTCACCTAGCTGCTGTTTTGTAAGTACGATCTTCATGTTTTCTCCTTGTTGCGATGGAGTAATCTTAGGCTCGATAAACCATTAAGACTGTCGTCACGATGACAATCTCTGCCACTGACACCAAGAAAACACGCCGTTCGTCGGTTAGTCCTACTCAGAGGTCTCTAGCCTTACTTAGGGAGCGAGGTTATTTATGCCAAATAGTCGAGCACTGGAACCCTTGGGCTCGTATTCGACAAGACCTTTTCAGTATCGGAGACATACTTTGTCTTAGAGACGAAGAGACGCTGCTGGTGCAGACAACGAGCAGGGCCAACATAAACGCCAGGGTGAAAAAGATAAGCGAGTGTGAGCATCTTCCGGCTATCTTGCGAGCAGGATGGAAGATAGAGGTTCATGGCTGGGGTAAGCTAAAAGAAGGGTGGACTTGTAAGGTCGTAGAGATGTGATATAGTTAGCTTGTCTGTGTGGTGCAGATTGAGCCGTTAAGCATGTTCCCTGCCTTCGAGTCATACCGAAGGAACACCACCAGGGGGCATCCTTAACGGCTTTTTTGTTTTCGCACAGACCGGACTCCACCCGTTAGTAGTGAGCCTGCATGGGCTGCTTGGAGTAGAACACCGGAATCTGGACACCCTAGAGCACTTCCGATCCAGACTGTCAGTGAGGTACTGGACGTAGACTATTTCTGCATGGGTGGTAGACACAGAGATAGTCGGAGAGAATCGCTGGCTTCGGCTACGCTAGGCAAGGAACATCCAGAAGTGACCCTTGCGGGGCGAGGTGAGTGCTACCACCCTTGGGGAAGTTATGTCCAGAAATAAAGAAAGTAGAAGATTGTCAACAGAACGACATTCAACAAACAAAAAAAGGTCTACAGTAAAAACTCCAACACAGGAGGTTTTATGTTTGAAGAGTTCTGGAGTAAGTACCCAAGAAAGGTCGCCAAACGCGCTGCACAGAAGGCATGGAACAAACTATCGCCTGCTGAGCAAAAGTCCGCTGTAGAGGCTCTGGTGACGCACAACAAGTATTACCAGATAAAAGGAACAGGTCAGGAGTTTATTCCGCATCCTGCTACCTGGTTGAACCAAGGAAGATGGGAAGATGAACTAGAGATCGCACCTGCACAAGAGAAGGTTGTTGTGTGGTGGGCGACAGAAAAAGGTACTGCTGAGATGGCAGCGAAAGTAAATTGTCCTGCTAGACC